TACTCACTTAAGATCAAGAAAAGTGAGATCGCAAAATGGAATAAAATCCCACGATCCATTGGAGATATGGGGGTTGGTGCTTCACTCCAAGGTTTTGTCTTGACCGACATCCTTAAGCAAGCCCAATCCGCTACTCCGTTTTTGTATCGTGGTGGTCTTATACGGGTCGTTAAGAAGACGAAGATCGAAGCTCTCGATTCAGTCTTCCACGAGCTGATCACTTGTCCTGGACGGTACGTTTTTGTTTGTTTTTCCGATGACTCTTGTCTTGCCATTCGGATCAACGGGCAGATACACCGTTTCAATTGTGATATTTCCAAATGCGATGCCTCCCATCGCCACCCTCTCTTCATTTCCTTCCGCTCCCTGTTTCCACCCAGGTTGCATCGTGACGTTGATGTGTTGCTCGAACAAACTTTAGCACCCATTAAGATACGATGTCCTGGCACGAGACACCGTGTTGTCATCCAGCCCGATGACTACATTCTCCCGAGCGGTTCTACCCTCACCACGGCAATCAATAATCTTGCCAGCATGACCATTGGTATGGCCATTGCCGATGCCGACATCACTTGTGCTGCCGACATCATCCGGGCCTCCGCCCGGGCTGGTTACATTCTCACATTGGACATTTGTGAGATAGTGGAAGACCTGCAGTTCTTGAAACATTCCCCCGTTTTCGCCCACAACTTTGGCGATTACAGGGCCGTCATGAACCCTGCAGTTCTTTTCCGCTGTATTGGCCGATGCCGTGGTGACCTACCTCCTTCACGTGATTTTCCTTCTGCCGCGGCAGCCTTCAACAAGGCGTTGCTGAACGGTATCTTTCCACTCCTCTCTACACCATACATCGATGCCCTACGAGAATCCTTCTCTAGCGCAGTCGTCAGTACTACGTGTGAGAGTGTCGTTCGAAAGATCCTGGAGCACAAAGTCACCGAATCCTCCCGTATCGTCATTACCACGGATGAGGATCTGTTTCGTCGCTATCGTGTCACGCAAGCTGATATCCTTGAACATTCTGAAACTGTCTCTCTCGGTTTTGGTTTCAATATCAGTACGCGTGTATCTCGAGCGGCGTTCCTGAAGGACTACTCCCTCCCCTGTGCGTGAACTCTCTCTCTCTCCCCCTCTGCTCCTTCCC